TATCACTTCGCCCCCATGTGGGATTGTCATTGACCGCATCTACGACCTGACGCTGGCGCCTTGTAAGTGAGTGCCAATCCAGTGAACATGCCTTTAGGTATTCTCGAAACCTTACCATTGCGGCATGGCGTCTCCTTCTTCTGGACCAACGTGGGGCCAAGTGCGGACGCAACGCGTGACGCCAACGATGTAAATGGGCATCGCTACAGCCTAACGTCTGTGTCAACTCGTGCAGCGTAGGCGGATAACCATGTTCGTCCCGGTATCTCCCTATCGCCGAGACAAGCTGCTCGGTGACATATGCACGTCGCAGTTCATTTGCCTTATCCTGTATATCGGTCCACATGGCTATCCCTGCGAGAAGAACACCGACTTCGCACGGTTCAGTGCGTCCTCAAGTCGGATACGTTGTAGGTCGGTCTGTACGTCAGACCATTCGGCGTCCGTTGTATCGAGCCGCTCGTTTAGTATGATCGACCAATCGTCACACAACTGCATGAACCGGCTGGCGATGTCCTTGTGGTTGAGGTTGCTTAACGCCGACTGGAACGCCGTGGCCGTCAGGTGGATACCTGCGGTCATGCCGGTCAGGAACGACAGCTTACCGATCATCAATAGCTGTGCCCGGTCGGTGTCGGTCATAGGGCCAACACCTCCTGCGATAGCCGACCAACGCCCCATTCGCACGATTGCTCATCCTGCTCTATGCCTATCGCCGGGAAGCCTTCGGCACGGGCAGCTACTAGCGTTGACATCGTGCCACCGAAACAATCCAGCACCGTCCCGCCGGGCGGCGTTATCATGCGGCAGAAGTAGCGCATCAACTGGATGGACTTGACCGTCGGGTGCCGGTTGTCGATGCCGCCCAGGTTGCGTTCACGCTTGGACGGCTTGGCGATGTAGAAGAAACGGGAAGCGCCGCCGCGCCCGCTATATCCCTCGTCGCGGCCCGAGTGTTTCCATCCTTGATTGTAAATCGTATTAGGTATGTTTGCCGGTCGATTGCGATTGACTGCCATCCCGTCAACGGTCTCCCCCGACTGTTCATCCAGCATCCTGACCGGACAGCAATCGCAGCAGTCCCACGCCTCGACTGTTTCGGTGCCATCGGGGTCGGCGTGGCCGGGCGACTGCCGACAGCCAGCCGAATGCGAGAGTACCAGATGCGAAGGCCAACGACCGGCGGACGACTTGCGTAAGCCATTCGGTTGTGTGGGCTCGCCGCGTCCCATTGCGCCCATGAACTTGTCAGTCTTGAAGCCTGCACCGCTTGGCCCGTCTTGCTTTTCCCGGCCGCCCGTTCCAATCCGACACCCATCGATGTTGATCGCCCCCGTTCCCCATCTTAGCACATTGGCGGCAATCGACTTCTCGCTGAGTGGCTTGCGGACTAGCCACCAGTCCTCACAGGCGGGCTTGAGTGCTATGCCCCAGCCTTGCCATTGACGGGCGGCGTCGGTGGCAGGAATGGTGATGGCTACCCGCTTCGTTTCCTCTGGGTGTGACGCGAAGGCGCCTCTGGCCCACGTATCGCCAACACCGTTGCGTTGAATGCTTGCGCGTTTGAACTCACCCGTAGGGATTTGCTCTACCCCCGCCATCCGGTCTATCGCCTTGCTCACGTCCAGTGATTTCGGGAAGCCCGTGCCAAAGAAATGCGACACCCTGTCCCGTATCTCGAAGCCTGCATCCTCCAATGCCGTCGCTGTCCAGTGGCTAGTACGTGGCAGCGCCCAGACGAGCCCGTGTGCGCCCGGCTTTATTACGCGCAGGCATTCGGCGAAGATGGCGGCGAACGCCTCGCACCAGCCGTCACGCCCGCCGTAGTCGTGATCCCATATCTTGCCCATGAAGCTGATCCCGGCCGGTGGGTCGGTCACTAGCGAGTCAACCGAATTGTCTGCTAGTTCCTTCAATACGTCCTCGGCCTTGCCGTGATAGATCGTAATGCCGTTCTGTGAATAATACGGCGTCATTCTTCTTCGGCTTCCTCGGCCTCGTCCTCAGTCTCGGGTTCCGGCTGGCCGATGAACGGCATTGGCACTGCCGCCGATTCCACTAGTTCGCGTTCCACGTCAGGGTCGAATTCGTCAGGTAGTGCCCCGTTCTCCTCGAGGATGGCCCACAGTGTATCTAGACTCAACTGACCGGCCGCCACCATGTTCCGATATTCGGCTATCAGTTGCGGGCTCATCGGCTCGGCGGCGAAGTCCTTGTTGATGTTGATGGTCCCGCCTGTCCGCTGTTTCATGAACTGCGCAGTGAAGCCCAACGCTACCTCGATGGCGTCTTGTAGGCTTATGGCCGCGGACGCGAGTGCGCTATCCTGTTCCGACTTGTCCATCCGCTTCGCTTCCGCCGTCTCGGCGGCCCGGAACTCGCGTTTCAGCATATTGAGCCCGAGGACGGCCATATGGCCCTCGATGTCGGCCAATATCTCGCGGGTCAGCCCGATACCGGCACCGCTCGTCTCGAGCCACTTGGCGTCTACATCAGTGCCACCGCTCGGGATGATGATGGCCGCATTTGGTCCCACCGTGATATCGTCAGCCGAGAACCCCTTACCGAACAACGTCGGTGTATTGCAAATGTGCGCCGCGGCGTGCATGTCGCTGGCGGTCTGATAATGCAGAATGTTGGCGTCGGCCAGGTCCACCAGCGGCGGCCGTGACTCGAAGAACGCCGTTTGACCCGCATAGACGGGCACTAGCGGTATTTCGGTCAGCGGCTTGATCGGTCGGGCTGCCTGCGTCTGGACCACCTTACCGTCGATGTCCTGCCACAACTCGAAGGTGACGCCGCTATTACCACGCCGTAGCACCCGATATTGGACGACGGACTTGTGACCGAACGGGCCGTCTATCTCATCGAGCCCTTCCTTGATGACGGCCATCGTTAATACTAGCTGGCCCATCTCGGTCGTATAGCGCCAATTAATCACGGCATCTTTTTTCACGTGGACCCAATAGGGCCGCACGGCCATATCCATCTCGTCGCGTCGGCTCAGTTCTTCGGCGTTCTCGACTTGCGGGTAGTCCACCATGATGAAGCTATGGCCGGCGATCAGCGCGTCATTAAATATGCGCTGGCAAAACACATGACCGTGTGTGCCCTGGTCGTCTATGTTCTCCCATAAGTTGACGATGGGCGCGGGCACGTCATCACCGAGTACGGGATCGACCCGAAACACCATGCCGGTGAGCCCCTGGTGCGTCCGTGTGAAGCCGTTGAAGAATACCGGCCGATAGAGCCGCACCAGGTAGTCGTCGCCTGTCTCGCGTGGATGCTGCGGTAGGTACGTCCGGTCCCTTGCACGGACCTTGCGATAGCCGCCGTCCACATCGCGGCAGACGGTCAGCTCGGGCAGACACGCCTCGTAGGCGGGATGCGGATACGAGGGTACAGACTTGTCTGATATATTGGGGATTGATATAGCCATTACTGTTGCATCGCCTCTATCGCCGCCAGGTACGCGGCTTCTTGTGTGTTCTCACGGTTCGCCCAGATCGCATCAAAGGCCGACTCGATACGGGTGGGCAGGTTCTCCATCTCGCGTGCCGTATTGCGTAGCGCCGCAGCGGTGAAGGGCAGACCGTAGCCGGCGGCCATTTCCTCGAGTACGGCCGCCTGGGCCTTGAGTCCGTGCGGCTTAGGTAGACCGCGTGCGATTTCGTCAGTCCAGAGGGTCACAGGGGCAGCACCTCCTGGCTCAGGCGTTCCGCTGCGATCTCGCAGTAGCGTTCCTCGATTTCGATACCGATGGCCTTGCGGCCTAAGTCCTTGGCGGCTCGGAGTGTCGTGCCACTACCCATGAAAGGGTCAAGGACAGTGCCCAATGCAGCGTTGGATAGGACCGCACTACACAAGTCAATCGGCTTCTCGGTCGGGTGGACTTTGTTTCCTGTGCGGGCGACCCGAAGGACGTTGCCCCGGTTGCCAGCCCGAATCTCGCCCGCCGTCTTCTTGCCGAACGCAATCAGTTCGTGCTGGTTGCGCCACGGCATCCCCATCCCCATATACCCCTTGTCCCAGACAAGCATATTGCGGACACGCCAGCCGCCATCTTCAAGGGCGTCGAAAGTTTCAACCCACATCCGCCAATCCGTGAACACATACGCTTCATCCACACGACAGCCGCGCAGCACTTCACGCATAAGGCGGCGGTAACCCCGCGTCGAGAGATTGTCAGCAACTATCGTGGCCGTGTCGCGTGTCCCGATACTGCCCGTCACCTTACCCGCTTCTTGAAAGCCGCCCGACGAGTATGGTGGGTCGGTAAGAAGAACGTCAGCCCCTACGGGCAACACATCCCTACAGTCCCCGTGATATATCGTTATCCCGCCGTGCTCGTAGTAGGGCGTCACAGCTTGAACCGCTCCACTCGTGCCCGCACGTCACGCCGCATACAGGCGTATCTCACTTCGTCGGCTACGTGGTCCTCGGCGTCGGTGTCCACGTCGTCCGGTTTGTCCTCGTCTCGAGGTAGGACGGGCACGGTGCGGATGAAGTGCCGGCAGGTTTCCGTCACCCATAGGCCCGGCTTTTCGGGTGGCCATTCCTTCGCTGCGGCGAGCATCTGACGTAGCTGTTCCCAGCCGGGCACACGTTCTTGTTTCTTGGCGTCGATCTTCTGGAAGTATACGCCCTTCTCGGCCATCTGGTCGGCGAGCGACTTGCCGCGACTGCCCTCGAACAGTATCGGATCGGCCGGCCCTGGGTGGACCTTACACCCGAATTGCTGTTCGCGGGCGGCTATCTTATCCGCTATCTGCTCGGCTGTCTCACGGGCACCTTCATTCTCACGGCCTGACCAGCCATACAGCTCGGCAAACCGGATAAGTGACCCTCGAGGGTACAGCCGCCCGCCTATCTGTTGGGCACCGTCCGACTCGATATACCAGCCGACCGAATACGGGGCAGACGAACCCCAATCGAAGGCACGGAAGACGTATGCCTTATGTGGAATACTTATGTCGGGAATGACATGGACGGACACTTCCCAGATATCGTCAAACATGCCGCCGGCCACGATATTCCAGTCGCCCTCGAGCCATGCCTTGCGACGGTGTGGGTTGATATCCGCGGCCAGCTTGTTCGGGTAGTCGGGGTCAGCGTCGAGTAGCACCCGGTTCTCGGACCAGTGGCCGTGTATGCGGACCCGGCCCATGCACCGTTTCTCGCCGATATCGTGCGTTGAAATGATTTGGCCGGGCGGTGCCGGGTCCACGAAATAGCCTTTCACCCAGTTGTGGCCCGGTCCCAGCGGGTTCGCCGTACAGCGATAGCGCCGCGGCATATCGGCCACGCTTGAGCGCGAACACGATTTCATCTGGTCGTACAGGTCGCGTGTGGACCACGTACATAGCTCGTCCCAACCGATCCACGGGTACTCGTGGCCGTGATAGTGCCAGTAGTCCTTCCGCTG